GTTCTTCAGTAGATATAATAGCAAACATAAAGTCAGCAGTTGCAGGTAGACCGAAACTTTCTGAAGTATCTTCAAGGCCGATATCAGTAGAACCAAAACCTGTTCTTGTAGTTTGTGTTGCTGAGAATATAGGTAAATCAAATTCTACTGCAAGACCTCTAAGTTCTTCAGCAATAGACTTGACGATTGTATAAGAGTTAGCAGATGACCCTGCCTTTAGTCTAGATGATACACATAGATTTAAATAATCAATATAGATAACATCTGGTTTAAAACTTTTCTTGATTGCAAGTTCATTAAGTAATACTTTAAAATGACCAGCGTGAGCAGAGGCAGTAGGATATTCTTTGATAATAAGTTTACCTTTTGTCTTTCCTTCTAGACTTTTAATCTTATCTTCATACATTAACTTAGGTAACTCTGGTAGATCACTCATAGCAACATTCAAAAGATTAGAGTCTATTCTTTCAGCGATTCTTTCTTCAGCCATTTCTAAAGTAATATACAGTACATTCTTACCTTGTAATAAATTTGCAGCTGCAAGGTGTGTCATAAATAAAGTCTTACCAACACCAGTGCCGGCAAGAGCAATATTCAAAGTCTTTGTTGGAACACCACCACGAGTAATACGATTCATAAAATCTAAATCAAATTCAACTCGTTCCTCTTTCTTATGGTAAAAATCATATCGTTCAGTTGACTCAGAAATGTAATCGTGACCAATCTTCTCATCAAACGATACTGATAAGGCATTAGATAATAGTTCTGGTAAATATTCAGGTGTATGTGTCTTATCTTTGCCATCTAGTATCTGAATACCATCCATGATAGCATTATGTATAGCACGATCTTTACAAAACTTTTCAGTTGTCTGTACTAACCAGTCTAGATTTATTTCTTCTTTTTGAAATGTAGCGATTGTGCTTGTGATATTTTGAAACTCAGAGTCATTAATATCTTTTCTTGCATTTAGTTCGATTGCAAGTGTTTCATTGGTAGGTTGTGCATTATATTTTTCATAGAAAAGACTAATCTCTCTAAAGACTAACTTCTCTAATCTATCTGAAAAATATTCTTCTTTAAGGAAAGGCAACACTTTTCTAGCATACTGTTCGGTATGTATTAAATGTTTAAGTGCTGTTCTTTCAATCCTTTCTTCCATCTAACTCTTTCTCCATTACTACTACTAGTACATCTCCGATATGATTTATAAATTCTTGACTATCTGTATCGGCGTCTTTAAAATTTTTATCAATATAATAATCAAATTTCATAGGTAAATGTCCATCGGCATTTTCTTCTTTTGCAAATGCAACATTACCATAATGAAATATTATATCAGAATAAGGACCGCTAGTCAACTTAATTGAGGCATATTCCTTGTCAGGTCTTTCAACAAACACATAATCAACTTCGTGTTTAGGTAGACTCAACTTCTTCTGCTTCGATACCATATTTAAATTCTTTGGCCGCAGCCTTATCTAATTGTTCTAAGATTTCTTTAGTAAAATATTTCTCTGGAGTAGAGTTAATTGTTTTTTGATACTGTTTAGTACCATCTGGTAATTCTATTCTTGTAGATACTTGTTTGAATATATCATGTTTCAATGCAAGATCAACTAGACCATAATGTTTATCTAGACCTTTGTCATATGTAAGTCTCACATCAACCATTTTATTTTCTTTGGTCAATCTTGACTTGTGGTTTTTACAATGAATTATATTACCTATAATTTCTGTCCCGTCTTTTTCTTTTCTTTTAGAAAGATAGACGATGGAACTAGCCGCATATTTGAGACCAGATCCGCCGCCCATTTCTTTAGTCGGGAACATAGAACCAATGACATCGTAGGTGTGATTGGTAATAATAAGTGGCACTTGTGCCTTGCCAAGTTTCAATGTTAAGACTCTAAATGCTGCCTTAACAATTTGTGATCTTGTCATATCTCTTGTTTCTTTTCCTGCCTCGGTATCTTCCATCTCTTTTGTGGTTGATAACATACCGAGACTATCTAGGACCATTAACATAGGTTTTCTATCTGAAGGATCCTGTTCAATATATCTATCTAATACTTTAATTGCTTGGTGTCTGAATTCTTGTACTGTGGTTACTGGCATAATAATCATACGAGAAGAATCAATACCTCGTTCTTCAATCATATCTTTTGTCAATGCAGATTCACTTTCAAAGTAAATAACACCAGCACCTGGATTTTGTTTTAGAAAGTTATCAACTACACCCAACACAAAGAATGTCTTACCTGTAGCACTCTCACCAGCAAGGGCAGTAATTTTATTTGCAGGTAGACCACCGTGAATGGTACCTGATAATAATGCGTTGAATACATAACTTCCAGTATCTATAAAGTTAGAGACATCACCTGCCTCAACACCCTCAGATACTATACTGGCATATTCATTACCAGTCTCTTTAATAATTTGTTTGAAAAAATCTGACATAATCTTCACTCCGATAATAATATTATAACATAATTATTTATAATTGCAAGCACAATCAAGCAAAAAAATTATCTAATGTTCCTTTTCTAGAATCTCTAAATAAGTCAAAATCTTTGTCACCAAAACACCAGACATTTTCTATAAACATCTTATTCATAAACTCTGCTTTTTCTTTTTCATTTTTGAATAGTTTATCTGATTTTGGTCTTTGCATTATTCTCATGCCAATTTGACCTATAAATTTATCTTTCAAATGGTTTACTAGTTCATCACTTGACCTATATCTTTTACTTTTAATCTTTGGATCCATAATGTTGCAAAACATAAATCTAGATACACTCATACTTTTTTCTGCAACAGGTAAATAGAAATCATCTCGCCACTTTTCATATTCGTTAAATTTAAACCAAGACTGATTCTCTTCTTTATCACCACCTTTGTTATATTCTTCAGTAGAAAAATAAGGTGGACTTGTAAATGAGACATCTATATCAGGTAATTCATTATATGGTAAATCTTCAGCACCACAATTCCATATCTTAACTTTTTTAGGTTTACTTAATAATCTATTATATCTATCAATCTGCTCTGTATATCTCATGTAAGTATTTGGATTAGGATCACAACCATAGTATTCTTCAGCATTACTGGCAAAGAAACCTGCAAGTCTATCACCCCAGCCACAACTTGTATCTAATACTCTCTTTGCGTCTGTCATTTCATATACACACTTAGCAACAATAGGTTTAAATTGTGTTGCAATATATGTACCCAATCTAAATGCGGATAGATAACTTGCCTCATCTAATTTACCACCTCTCAGTTCTTCTTTACCTTCAACTATAACTTTCTTAACACCATTGATACCTCGCCATATAGGACCAAAACACTTCCATATATCTTTTGCAGTACCATTTTGCCAAACTTCTAATGGTGCTCTAAACCCATAACTTGAGCAAGCCAGCCTTAGGTCTTGATGAAAATAATTACTTACGGTATTGTATGTACTCGGTGCGTCTATAATACCTAGTCCATATTTACTAAATGAATATTCAAGATCATCATATTTTTCAAAGATTTCTTTTTCTACTTGCTCAATAGGTGAGCAATAGATACTATAATCTGCCTTCTTCAAGGATGAGAAGGTCCCACGCATATCTTCATCCGATATTCGTTTGAGCGGAAACTTAGGTCTTACTTTGGCAATATATTCTGATAGTGTCCATCTAAATACATCACGCCCATATTCATTAGTATATCTATCGAATGTCTGATTGTCTAAGATAGGTAGATTTACCTCGTTAGCGTGTGATTCTAGGCGTTTAAATAGTGTTTCGTTATGCATTTAATCTCATTCTTGCTATAAATAATTCTACACCTTTTCTGCAATTTTGTTCCCATTGTTTTGCATCCCCATCATCGGAAATATATTTAAAACATCTAAAAGGAATTTTATATGTTTCACAAACAGACGCCAAAGCATATGCCTCCATATCTGCCACATCATACTCTTCGGTAAATTGTGTATCACCTTCCCAGAAATTATCACCTGTAGCACAAACTAAATCCCCTTTGCCACCATTGATTGTGCCTTTGCCAAAAGGTGTTTGATAATTTTCAAATCCTAGTTGGGTCACATTCATATCTCTTTGTATATAACTGCCAATCTCATATAGTTCACCAACTTCTACTTTATTTGAACATTTGGCTGCTGTACCATAATTGATTACAATATCAGGCAACATAGGTTCTTTACCATCCCACATTACAATTTTTTCAGTTAAGACTCTAGTTGCATTTATTTTACCTACACCTGTTAGTGTTACCTCATAAGGCATCCCTTGTACTTCTTCTGGTAATGCTGACAGTAGTAATATTTTCATACGCCTTTTATTGAATCTACTCCTGTTGTTGGGCAAAGATATTTCCAAGATATAGGAAAACCATTACTTAAAAATACACTCATACCTTCAGTCACCTTTCTAGTTTCTTCTTGTACATCTGGTTTATTTCTAAGATTACAAACTCTCGCAAATGCATATAAACTACCACTCCATATCCATTCAGTCATCATACCTTGTGGTAATACTGCTCTTGCCTGTTCAGGTGCTATACCTTCTTCTATCATACTATTGTACATACCTATACTTCGTTCTATACACATATCATATTGAAACTGCATATCTTTAGACATTACTACAACACCATCTGATCCTTGTTTTGAATTTTTAGGTCTGCCACGCCATTTATCTATCTTATATACTTTAGGTAAATAGTCGACATATCTTCTAGACACTTCATTCCATGCAAGGCCAACTTGATGTTTTACTAATTGTCTTGCAACAAATATAGGTGCCTCTATTCTAAATGAAGCAAAGGCGTGTGCAAATGGTGACCAATGATTATGTTCTGCTAAATACTTAATTAACTTCTCATCTTTATTATCAAACTCTTCAGATACTTTATTATAGGAAACTCTAGCGGCATTGACAACCGATAAATCTGATCCCATAATTTTTATAACTTCTACTCTCATCTTAAAAAACCTCCACAATGTAAACAGAACCACCCATTTCTTATATGTTTAAATCCACATCTACCACAAATGATTATCATAGTTGTACATATCCCATAATGTAGGCTGTCCACCAAATAGCAAATGGTGAAAGGCCTGCTAGCATTATTATTATTTTAAATCTATTACTCATCCGAAAAAACTTTCTAGTGAGGCTTGTCGTTCAAAGTTCCATCCGATTGCACTCACTATAAATCGTAATGGATCTAAAAATGATTTCTCAAATTGAGCGTCATAATCTACATACTGTTTTAAACCA